CAGTTTTCGCCAAATGGCTGCGCGGCGGTGACAACGCGCTGAACCAGGCGGACTGGGACATGGTTCGCGCCACCATGTCGACGACCACCAATCCGGAAGGCGGCTACACGGTCGCCACCGAAGTCGCGACCAGCATTCTGGACGCGCTGCGCCAGTTCGGCGGGATGCGTGCGGTGGCTGACGTGATCACGACCACCCAAGGCGGGCCCATGAACTGGCCGACCTCGGACGGTACGTCGGAAGAGGGCGAGATCGTCGACGAAAACGGCACGGCCAGTGATCTGGACGTCGCTTTCGGCGTCAAGTCGCTGCCGGTGTTCAAGTATTCCTCGAAGGTCGTCACGGTTCCGGTCGAGCTGCTGCAGGACTCGAGCGTCGACATCGAGGCGTTCGTTCGCCAGCGGCTGGCCACGCGCCTGGCCCGCATCCAGAACAGGCATTTCACCCTGGGCACGGGCGCGTCCCAGCCCTTCGGCGTCGTCCCTGCTGCGCCCGTCGGTGTCACGGCCGCAAACTCGACCTCGCAAGTCACGGCCGTGACCTACGCCTCGCTGGTCAATCTTCAGCATTCCGTCGATCCGGCCTACCGCGAGCTGGGCAACTGCCGCTGGATGTTCAACGACACGACCCTGCGCGAGCTTCGCAAGATCGTGGACGGTCAGTCGCGCCCGATCTTCGTTCCGGGCTATGAAACCGGTGCCCCGGCCGGCGCTCCCGATCGTCTTATGGGATCGCCGATCACCATCAACCAGTCGGTCGCGAACATGGCCGCCAGCGCCCGTTCGATCCTGTACGGCGATTTCAGCTACTACAAGATCCGCGACGTTCTGGACGTGACCCTGCAGCGCTACACGGACAGCGCCTTCGCCAGAAAGGGTCAGGTCGGATTCCTGGCCTGGGCTCGCGCGGGCGGCAATCTGGTCGACGTCGGCGGTGCCATCAAGGTCTTCGTCAACGCGGCCTCCTAAGCCGGACCGGGGGTCGGGGAAACCGGCCCCCTTTTCCTCACAATTTCTTACAGGAGTTCGCCATGCGCGACCTGGTTTCCGACATCTCTGCGCTCAACTTGTTCGCCCCGGGCGTTCTGACGGCCGACCCCACGGCTCTGACGATCGATCTGGCCGGATATGACGGCGCGACGCTGCTGCTCGCCATCGGTGCCGGCGGTATCACCTTCACGGGCACGAACAAGATCGAGTTCGTCCTGCGTCACGGTGATGCGTCGGACGGTTCCGATCAGGCCGCCGTCACCAATCAGAACCATGTCATCGGCGCGACCCTCGCCGCCGGCGGCATCTTCCGCTCGCTGATCGTCGCCAAGGCTGCCGCCGATGTGACGAAAATCGGCTACAAGGGGCCGAAGCGTTACATCTCGGTCCTGCCGGACTTCAGCGGCACCCATGCCACCGGCACCCCGCTTGCGGGGATCGCTGCGCTCGGCTTCCCGCTGACTGGCCCGATCGCCTAAGCCTATGGCGCGACCGTTTGCATATACACCGGTGCGGACGGTCGCGCCTGCAGCCGGCCCGGTCGATCTGGCGCAGGCCAAGTCGCATCTGCGTGTCGATTATGCCGAAGAGGATGCCCTGATCCAGTCGCTGATCGATGCGGCAACGGGGCACCTGGACGGATGGTCCGGTGTGCTGGGCTGCGCGCTGATCACCCAGACGTGGGCCTTGTCCTTCGACGGGTTCGCAGACGAACTGCGTCTTCCGATGCCCGCCAGCGCCATCGTCTCTGTGACCTATGTTGACCCGGCCGGATCGACCTCAACGATCGCGCCCACGGACTATGTCCTGGCTGCCGACGCTCTGGGGTCATTCGTGTCCCCGGCCTATGGCGTGAAATGGCCGACGCCGAGGGCCGACCAGCCGCGCTGCGTCACGGTGACCTTCGGCGCCGGTACAGACGCGGCAAACGTGCCCGCGCCGATCAAGTCTGCAATCCTGCTGATGGTCGGTGACCTCTATGCGAACCGCGAGGGCGGGGTGACCGGCGCCACGATCGCGGTCAACCCAACCGTTTCCGCCCTGCTCTCCCCTTTCTGCCGCACCGGCGTCTGACCTGCGCCCCTGATCCAAGGATTTCGAAATGCCCGATCTCACAATCACCGCCGCCAACGTGGTTCCTGGAGCCGATGCCGTCCGGGAATCCGGAACGGCAGGCGAGGGCATCACCGCCGGCCGTCTGGTCTATTTCGACGTGACCACCCTGACCTATCGTCTGGCCGACGCCAATGGCGCGGCGGCCCTTCGCGTTCCAAACGGGGTTGCCCTGAACACTGCAGGGGTCGGCCAGCCGCTCGGCGTCCAAACGAGCGGAGACATCACCATCGGGGCCACCCTGACCCCGGGGCTGGCCTACTATCTGTCCGACACGCCGGGGGGCATCTGCCCGGTCGGTGACATCGGCACCGGCGAGTTCGCGTGCTTCGTCGGCATCGCGAAGAGCGCCAGCGTTCTGTCGGTCCGCATCGTGCCGTCGGGCGTGTCGCTGTAAGTCATGGGTATGAACGCCGGGCCGCTCGACCGAAGGATCACGCTCGAGCGGTTCACCACGACGGTTGACGCCTATAATGAGCCGGTCAAAGCCTGGGGCGTTCTGGCGCACCGGGCGGCCTCTTATGTGCTGATTTCGGATGGTGAGCGCTTCCGGGCAGGTGAGACGGCGGCAAATGCGTCGGCCCGTTTCCAGATCCGCTGGTCCCCCTCTGTCTCAGACCTGAACCCCAAAGATCGCCTGGTCTTTGAGGGCGTCGTTCACCAGATCCTGAATGTGAAAGAGATCGGTCGTCGCGAGGGCATTGAGATCACCGTCCAGGCAAGAGCTGATGGCTAGGGGTGTCACGGTTCGTGTCGATGGGCTGCGCGAGCTTGATGCGGCCTTGGGCGAGCTTCCGAAGGCGACGGGCCGCAACGTCATGCGCCGGGTGGCGCTGGCCCGACTTGAGCCGATGGCCGAGGAAGCCCGACGGCTGGCCCCGGTAGAAGACGCGGACCTGCGAGACAGCATTGCGGTCTCAACCAGGCTGGCCGGGTACGCTCGGCGGTTTAATAAACGCAGCAAGAGTGAGGCTGAGGCCCACATGGGCCCGGCCGGAGCTGGTGGCAAAAAGGCCCCGCCCCAAGGTTCGCTGCAGGAGTTTGGCACCAAAAACCATCCGCCGCAGCCGTTCATGAGGCCCGCCTGGGATGGCGGCAAGGACGCGCTGCTGAACGGCATCAAGGATGACCTGAAGGGCGAAATCGAAAAGGCGGTGCAGCGACTTGCCCGCAAAGCCGCGCGACTGGCCACAAAGGGTTAGCGCCCTGACCACCATTCCGAGGCTGACGCCTCGCCCATTCCTCTACAGGGAACCGAATAGATGACCATCCGCCAGTTCGCCGGAGGCACAAGCCCGGTAATCGACACCGACGGCAAGGGCGGGCACTTCGTTGCCAGCAGAAATGCGCCCAGCTTCAATGATGTGCTGGGCCGGATGAAGGTGTCGCGCCACCAGAACGTCTATGAGGCCGATTTCGAATACGGCAAGCAGCCGCTGCGCTGGGAAGAGTTCACGGCCGGTGCGGCCTCAATCGCTCACCAGCCTGGTGCCGGTGCCGTGCGGATGCGTGTGACGACGGCAGCCGGCGACATCACGATCCGTCAGTCTCGGCCCTATCATCGTTACCAGCCGGGCAAGGCCATGGCCATGTCGACGGCCGTCAATTTCGGCACGGCGCAAGCCAACCAGGTCCAGCGCGTGGGCTTCTTCGACGACTCGAACGGTGTGTTCTTTGAGCAGGGGTCGCCGACGGCCGAAAACCCGTTCGGCATGGCCTGCGTCGTGCGATCCGATACTTCGGGCACGGTTACCGACACACGGTTTCGGATGATTGCACCTGGGGGCGGGACGGACTGGTCTGGCGACCCGATTGTGCGCGCCTCAATCGACTGGACCCGCATCCAGATGCTGTTCGTCGAGTACGCCTGGTATGGGGCCGGTGCGGTTCGGTTCGGTGTCATGATCGACGGCGAGCCTGTGATCCTGCACCAGGTCGGCTATGGAAACCGGGCCGGGCAAGCCGTGGCCTGGGCGCGCACTGGCAATCTGCCGGTGCGGTATGAGCAGCGCAACATCGGCACGGTCGCCGCCCAGAACGACATGAACCACTATGGTGTGTCGGTGATGGTTGAGGGCGGCGTCGACGATCAGCGGGGCTTCACCTACACCTACGGCATGGCCCTCGGCACCCCGACCCGCACGGTCGCGGCGGCCACGAACCGCTTCCCCGTTCTGTCGATCCGTATGCGGGTGATGGGAACGCAGGAATACACCCAGGCGACCGCCGCGGCGACTGCCGGCACCACGACCTCGCTTACCGCCGGCACGGCAGCCTGGACGGTCAACCAGTGGCCGGGGCGGTGCGTTAACTATGTCGTCTCGGGCGTCAGCTATGTGGCCCGGATCACCTCGAACACGGCGACGGTTCTGACGCTGGCCGATGTCATTACCGGCGGGGCGCTGGCCGTCGCGCCGGTCGCCGGCCAACCGTACACCATCGGCCTGATCAATCGCGGTCAGCTTCTGCCCAAGCGATTGACCGTGTCATCCTCGGCTCTGGCGCAGTGCGAGATTTTCTTCTCCACGCCGACATCCCCCATCGTTCTGACCGGCGCGTCCTTTGTCGGCATGAGCACCCTGGGCTCG